CCCCAACCCTTGCTTTCTATCAGTCGGAACATCGAGCGGAAGCAGTCGGCAACCAAGTCCACGTTCTTGTTGCGGTTGTAGGCATAGCCCACCACGCACTGGCTTGTGACATCGTAGGCGTAGTATGCCTTCGGCCTTGCCTTGGTATCCTTCAGTTTGCGTGGGAGGTCGCGGTCGTCGAATGAAATCTTTGAGAACGAGAACTCGGGTGCATGACGGTGAACGTGTGGCATCTGCTCGTGCATAAATGTGGTATAGGAATCTTGGTGCTTAGATATAAACAGACGAGCATTCGGGCGATTCAGGTAGTTCGTGATAGTGCTTTCGCTCAGCGACTTCGGGTCACCGTTCTTGTCGGTCCACTCGCTTGCGTCGAAAAGCTCACCGGTCTCTGGATCATACACGTCCAGTTCACCGCACACAAACGAATTGTACAATTCCCATACATTGGTATTGAACGGTTTATTGGGCAGCACCGCTATTGACCATATCAAGCGCATCGTTCGGTAATCCACCTTACGACTTGTCTGATTACCGAACTTTCGGCTGATGAGACACTGGTAACCGTCTCGTTGGTACTCGTTCACCTTCTTGCGGAAGCGCAACATACTTGCAGGCAATGTGTGCCCGGTCTTCATACGGTAGCCCTCCACAGCTTGCGACATCATGCTCCAGTCATACTTCTGCCCCATCGTCTTCTGTATCGCCTTGGCGTTGTTGTACAACTTGATACAAGCATTCAGTACGCTGGCGTTGGTCACATACTCCTTCACATGAGCGTCAGTAGCATGGTCGTGTCCGCACTGGTTGCGCCAGTCGTT